TTACAATCTCCACCTACCTTGATAGACACAGGTTTATCTTCCTTTATCATGTTCTCTATCTCTAGGTTCAACTTACCACCAATCTTTAGTGTTAGATCACCAAAAGATCTTAGGGTCATGTTACCACCATCTTCATCATCACCTATCTTACTAGCGACTATGAATATATTTCCATTCTCATCAAAATCTATCTTCTGTCCATTATCTGTACATATGATGAAGGTGATTCTACCTTCTTCATTCATCTGTCTTATGATCTTAACACCAAGTAACCTCTCAGCAGACATAAGAGCCTGATCTGTAGCAGATCCTGGAGCACCCTCTGGTGGTCTACCACTAGATTTAGGAAGTCCATCTACTAAGACACCCTTACCATAATCTGTTTTTGAATCTCCTGATAATGAACTCATGTTGGGCAATCCACGTAACGACCTGTACCAATCTTAGCATATCCTAGCAGATCTCTTGTCTCACTGTCAAGACATACTAAACTAGCAACTGCTTTAGCACCATATCCATCACCAATAATCTCAACAGTAGGTGCTTTATCAAAGATCTTTGTCCTATCAATAACATCAAATCCACTAACAAATCCATCATCGTTAACTCTAGCAGTTGCTATTGAAGAGTTACCATTGATATAAACGGTAGGTGGTGATGAGTATTGCATACCAGGTCTTGTTAGTGTAAGCGAATCTAACACACAATCAATACCCTCTGGTTTATTAACAACATAATTCTGTCCTCTTTGTGTAAGACGTATCTCACTAACCCTACCATCAACATCTAATAATGGTATAGCAATAGCACCCCATCCTTGACCAGTAATAGCAAGCTTTGGTGGTAAGATGTATGGGTCACCTGGATCATCAATAGGAATCTCAATAATACGTCCATCATCATCTACAATAGGTTCACCAATAGTAGGTTCTCTAAATCCTGGATCAGTAAATGGTGGTTTTGGTGATGATATCTTCTCTTCCTGTCCTAATATTTGTACCATTGCAACAGCACCAGTACCATTAACAGAGAACTGAAGTGTCTCTACTCCTTCCACATTTGCATCATCCTTAATACCTATCACTACAACTGACTTATTCTCCTCTATAGTAAATGTACCATAAAGATTACCACCTACAATATCATCTGGTGTAATATCAGATCCAAATAAAGAATATCCAAGAAGAGTTCCATTTGGTATTCCATTACTGGTAATTGTAAAGATAGCAAACTCTCCTTCTTTATACTGTGTCTTATCACTTGTTACATTAATACTAAACTCGTTATCAACTACTTCAATAGGTGGTGTAATAGTGATATCAATATCATCACGATTAGGATCTGGTTCAGTAGTACCACCTGTAACAGGTGTTATAACAACAGGATCACCACCTGGTCCAGTAAATGGTGGTGTGTATGGATCAGGATCCAATGGATCTGGTACAGGTAACAGACCTATAGTTACAGTTGCTGTATCATTTAAAAATTCTGCTTCAGCAACACCAGTAGAATAATCAATCTTTACAAAGAAATCTTCTGGAGTATCATTCTCACTATCCTTAATAGTATCTACCTCAATTATTCTCTCTGTCTGATTCTTACCAAAACCAAGTATACCAGTCTCAGAGTTATAATCAGTACCTTTTTTAGCACTACCATCAACTGTCTTAAATGTTACAGCACTAGAAGCTTCTAAATAACCACTTCTCTTAACAACAATATATGCTGTATCACCTTCTAAGACATTTGTATCCATTATCTCATAGTTAACAAGTCTTTCGGTTGGTGTTGTCTCTCCATCTCCAGGTGGTAGTGTTCCTGCACCTCCAGTATCATCAGTAGGATCATCATAGATATCATCATTAGTACCACCACTGGGAATTATTGCAGGTAATCCACCATATATTATACCACCTGTCTTATCTGGTGGTCCATATCCCCTAGCATCATCACAAACACTCTGTCCATAATCTAAAGGACCATTTTCTATGTCTGCAAGTAGATCATCCAAGAATCCACTAGGTGATTTCTTTTCTTTCTTAGGTGTGCATCTAGTATCTTCATCACCACACTTAGAATCCATACCACCACAAGAAATTCCAAGCATATTCATAATCTTAAACATAGCACCCCCAACCATGTTTAATGCACCACCAGCTATTCTTAGAATTGATTGCAATGGACCTAATACACTACTTAGTAGTCTATTAACGAAAGACATAATCTTGTTAAGTATAGCATTAACAAAGATATCAACCTGACATGTTGCTGCCCTAAAGACCTTCAATAGATAATCAAATATCAAACTGGTAATAAAATCAGTTAGTCTCTCCATTATATCTTCTATAGAGCAACCAATCTTCTCCAGCATTGTATTCAACCACTTAGTCACACTATCCAGAACACCCTTAAAAGGCGATAGGATGAGTTTAATCAACATCTCTACCCCTTTCTTAAGGTAACCTATAATAGTACCACGTACACGGGCTAGAGCACTCTTAACAACCCTTATGATCTTATTAATGTATCCTTGTGCCTTACCAATATAACTAAAAACTTCACCATTAACCTTATTGATAAGATAATCTCCTAACTGTCCTCCACTGTCTTGCACCATTGCAAACAGTTCACCCATAATATACTTAATATCCTTTTTAACTTCACCATTACATTCTGCCTGTGCTACTGCAACACATACTTGTGATCCAAAAGGATTAGAAACTGAATTCTTACCACGATGTGTTTGATCTTGAATAGAAAGTGTCTCTATTGATCCACCTGCTACCTGTCCAGATGCCTTGTTAGTATTAGTCTTAGCATGATCTTGTGCTAATGTTGTAACTGGGTTGGTATTCTGGTTAAGGAAATTAGTGAATGCTAGACAGGCATCACCTTCAGTCATCTTCTGCTTCATAGCAGGTGCTTTTGGTGCTGCATTCGCAATCTGACCAATGGACATGAGTATGAGTGGTTTAGTCTTATCGACATCTAACCACACACCAAACACCCAATCAGATGGTTCTAAGTTAGCAGTGGATCCTCCAACACCACCTGCTTTATAAGGTATAGTAACAGGTAAAGCACAACTAGCCCAAGGTAAATCCTTAGTCTCTACTTCACCACATACACTTGAATGAGCACCAACGATCCTCACCCTAAAGCGGTTTGAGCTTTTAAGGTGGTCTATTTCTTCAACTTGACCTACCCACCAAGCAGTTCCATCGGAACCAATCTTATGAGTAGGTAATAAAGAATTGAC